ACTTATGCATTTCAACTTTGATGATATTACCTACAACATCCTTATCTTCTCTATCCTTCTTCTTACCAAGATAGCAGATAGTGGATGATGCATACTTTAGTCCTGCCCCGCCGGACATTTCTTTCATGGGAATATAAGAACCAACAACCTCATAGGTATGGTTGGTTACGAGTAGTGGCACGTTTGCCTTCGCTAGTTTCAGCGATAGAACTCTAAACGTACCACGCAATAATTGTGCTTTGGTCATGTCTCGCTTGTCACTACCTGACGCAACGTCATCTAGTTCTTTGACAGATGAGAGCATACCAATGCTGTCGAGAACCATCATCATAGGTGGTTTTTCTTTTTTCTCTCTTGACAACCTATCGTGGCCAATATAGTTATCCAACATCTTAACCGCTGATGTACGGAACCCTTCAATACTTTCAGGCTCAGATACAACGACACGCCGCGTATCAATACCACGCGACTTCATCATATCCTTTGTGACGGCTGCTTCTGTATCGAAATAGATAACGCCGCCATCAGGATTGTCTGTTAGAAACTTCTGAATAACACCAAGAACAAAGAACGTCTTACCTGTCGCGCTCTCTCCAGCAAATGTAGTAATCTTGGAATTAGGGACACCACCATATAGACTGCCAGTCATTGCAGCATTTAGAATATATGAACCAGTATCAATTGTTCCTGTAAATTCGGAACTGTTTTTACCATCATCTAGTATACTGGTATCTTCAATACCAGCAATAACATTATCAAGAAATCCCATTCACGCTCTCCTAAGATTTATATACCGCATCCAACTTATCACTAAACTCTTCTATCTTATCCAAACGCTTGGGCCAATAGATGTAGTCCTTCTCTGGATTCTTTGCCAAGTTATTCAGCAACGGTTGAAACATATTATACAACGTATTAATCTTGTTGTCAAGTTTTTCTTTCTCAGAACTTGATAGTGCCGCTTTAGTAGCAACTGCTTCCTTTTCCTTTTCTAGATTTTGAACTACTGCCAACTCGTCTTCGGTGACAGCTGTAAATCCAAAATCAAAATCAAAGTCATCACTCATGCGAATAGTCCTTCTAATGTGTTTCTCTTTTCTGCGCTCCACCCGATTGAATCGAGAATGAAGCTCAACGGCTCGGTGAAAGTTTTGCTGAACATAGTTTCATAGTCAATGTACTGACTGACGCCGAACTCTTCGGGGAGCACATTGATGATAGAGATTACATTTTCCCTTACAGGATTAGGCTGCTTCAAATAGCAGAACTTTATTTTCTCACCGTCTTTGATGGTTTCGTACTTCTTATTTAGGTCGTTATCTTCTATGAGTTTATTGTATAGGTGACTCCCGCGCACATGGATAGGTATGCCGACCTTCACACCCTTACTAATCCTACCCGACTCCAATGAAGTCATGGAGCGTGGAAATGCAACGTCCTCAAATGGAGATGCAAAAAACTCTTTCTTGAATTCTGAAATGAATTTCTGTACCGCTAACTCATCTTCATTCATGATGATATGTAGAGCATCTTTAATCTTGTCGCGGCATATCTGTGGCGTACTTGACTTGACCGCTTCAATGCCCATCATCTTCAGTTTGGGTTCTGTAAACCTAACACCCTCACTGTCATGCACATTTAGAATGTAGCGCTTCTTTGCAGTCCATATACCCTTGTCTGCAATCACTTCTCTGGCCATGATCATCTTTTGATCATACGCATTCATTACATCAGCAAGCGCCTGATAACTAGTATCAATAAAAGGTTCCAACTTCTCAGTTGCAATCTTGTCCAAGAAGTTGATAATTCTCTCAGTCGAAGTTCCCTCTTGAAACAATTTACATACAAGCTTGTCAAAACTGATGTAAAGCGAATCTGTATCTGATGCAATGACATAATCTTCATTCTCCGTTTTCAGTATGTTGTTTAGATACTCGTTCATCTTCTTCTCTATCCACTTGATAGACAACTGTCCCGACATTGTAATCGCCGTCGCCTGTCTAACATCGAAGAAACGAAACCACTTATTACCTAATGCACCATAAGCCGAATTTAGTTGTACCTTCTTTGCAAGTTGTAGATTGTGAAGTTTACTTATCTCATTGAAGTCGCGCTTTGTTTTTGTCTTCTCGTATTGCTTCTGTACCTCAATCATCTTACTCTTATACATAACACGGTCATTATACATCTTCTCCATCATCGCTGGGAGAAATCCCTGCTTATCATTTCTGAAATAGTGACCGTTTGCAGCCATAACTTTATCGGTTGGTGTTTGAACCTTACCATCGATAATGTTATCAATAGAAACTTTCTGTGGTTCGCCTTCAATTAAAGTCTCTGGCGATATGTTGTACTGCATAATCAAATGTGGATACAGACTATTCAAGTCAAACGACATAACCCACTTATGCATACCCACTAAAGGATTCTTGACATATGCGCCGACATATGAATCTTTTTTCTCGTTTGTATCCTTCGGTGGAATAACGATGTTCCGTTCCAGAAGATAGTTGTGTATCAGAACATCCCACATACGAACTTGTGTATATACATCATTGTAGTTAACCTTGGCATCATACGCAAGTGCCAATGCCATATCAATCAACTTCATCTTCTCATCAATACGATCTACAAGGTCAACGTCGCGTATGTTGTAATCAATGAACTTCTGGTGATCTAACTTGTATAGTTGGTGTAATGTTGCAAACTCTGAATAGTCTAACTTGCGCTCACCCAACTCTACATTCGCAATGTGGTCTAACCGATAAGATTCCTGATTGGTGTATGTGAACTTCTTGTACAGTTCAAGATAATCAAGAATGCTTGTACCCTTGAGTTCAATCGTTCTACTTTCTTTTGAGAACGCTGCCTTAACCACACGCTCATATGCAAACCCAAGTGGCGATAACTTGTTAGCTGTCTTTGTACCCAACAGGTTCTTGATCCTTGTCCACAGATAAGGAATATCAAAGAAGGTGACGTTCCAACCAGTTATGATATCAGGGTCAATCAATCTCCATACTTCGAGAAATGTATTGATAAGAGAAATCTCATCCTTACATTGCCGATAGTTAACGTCATCCCTATAGTTATTATATTCTTGAAGTCCTAGAACATATAAGGTATCTTTGAACTTGACCGTTATGGCTGTGATTGGTTGGTCTGCTTGGTCAGGACTAGGAAATCCCTGCTCACTCTCAACCTCAATATCAATGTTCGCAACCCGAATATATTCACGGTCATAGTTGTTGCCGAACATCTCATTCAGGCAAGTGTACTGATACATATCTGAACCATAGACTTTGAAGTTGTCTACGTTCTTATATTGCTCCAACCATTCTTTACATTCACGTATGGTGCCGGGTTCAATCAACCCAACTCTCTCACCCGTCAATGTCCGGTAAGGCGAATCTGTATTTGTGGGAATGAAAAAAGACGGTCTATATTCATGAGGTTCCGAAAACCTTTTACCGTTCCGGTAGCCACGAATATAGACCGAGTTTCCCCGTCGATGAACGTTAGTGTAGAATTCCATCTGCTAATAGTACCACACTATTTTGGTTTCGTCAATAGATTTTAGAATCTTGATAAGAACCTTGCGATATGATGAACAAGTGGTAGCAGTGATACTGCCATAAGTAAATTCATTCCTGTATGTGCCATAGCAATACGAAGTGTATCTCCCTTAGGCATTCCGTCTGATACAAGCAATCCAGCCAACCATATAGTACCAGTTGTACCAATGTTAGCACCTAGCACTGCTGCAATTGCGGCAGGTAGAGGTACTGCTCCTGATGCAACTAGTGCAATGATTGCCGTTGTACTTAGTGATGATGATTGCCACAGCAGTGTCATTATGATACCGCCAAGAAACATCCAGTACGGATTGTGGATAAAGAAACTAAGATGGTCAAGATTACCCATCGACTTCATCCCGCCAGAAAACATCTTCAATCCAATATAAAATACAACAAGCCCAACGAGAGCAGTTATGATAGGGTTGCCTAAGTCCATCTTTTTCACCTTTTTGATTAATTTCTTTGTTTCAGTTTTTCTCATAGAGGTAGTATCCCCCGTTCCAAGTAAAATTCAAATAACCCATTTAGTATAAATGATAATCCAGCAGTATTGATAACTATCAGGGCTCTATCATTCCAATGCATTGCAACAATAAACCATCCTACTAACCCAATACCTTGAAACCATAGATTGTATGGAAAAATGTTATTACTAGCAAGTAGCATACCAATTAATAAACTAATACTAGCAACCCACTTAATCCACCAATCTACTGTTCTAACCGGCGTAACTTTATTTAGTTGTACATCAGACATTTCATTCTCTATAATAAAAAGAGGGGGTTTCCCCCCTCTTGGTTCAACTATTTTACTGCGACAAGTCGCGGCTTCTTTTCTTCCGGTACAACCCTTTCGAGTTCAACGGTAAGCATACCGTTCTCAAGCTTTGCGCCTGGAACCACGATGTCATCAGCAAGAGTGAACTTACGCTCAAACTTACGATAAGAAATTCCGCGATATACGGTAGAATCATCTTCACTGTTCTCCTTCACAGATCGAATTGTTAGTGTGCTATCTGCAACCTCAACTTCAATATCTTCTTTACCAAACCCAGCCAAGGCCATCTCAATGACATAATTATATTCACCTTCCTTGCGAATATTGTAGGGCGGAAACCCTGTAGACTGTACGTTGTTATCAACGTAGCGGTTCAGCGTATCAAACATACGATCAAAACCTACAGCATATGGGGTGA